GGCTCAAACCTTATCTCGGGACCATTCAGCAACTTGGCGACCAGCCCGTGCATATCCCACATAAAGCCGACGTCATCATCGCGCTCACCCCAATTCTTTTTTTCGCTTGACTGAGAACGGCCATACACATCCTCGGCTTGCGGCGCCTTGTAAGCGCCACCAGCTTTGTCCGGCCAACTACCGAACGGGAGTATGAACCCCTCCCTGGCGGCAGGGCCACCCATCGACTTGCCTATAAGGGCGTTAAACGTCGTCCCGGTGAGGAAGCCCGGATCGCTGCCAAGCGGGAGGGCAGTATGCATTTCTCGCTTCGTCTGCTGCCATAGACTCAGGGGAGCGGTCCTGGCCCTGAAGCGCTCGGGGTATTTAATCTTGACCTGCTTCAGCCCAATCCTTGATGCGATCTCCGTAACAGGATAAGTCCCCATGCCCCGCATGATGCTGTCGAGCTTATTATTGACCTCAACCAAGCTTGCCGAGATAAGCAGGTCAATGTGCATTACTGGACCTCCAGCTTCACCGGAGCTTCTACGAGCCCATCTGCGAAGAAGAGGTTGATGCCCTCCATCACCCTGAAGTGGTTCGAGTTAGCGTCAACGAGGATCGAGTTCTTGTCGATTCCGGCCGACGCTTGAGCGTAGACGTAATACACATCGTCCCGTCCCATCCTTGTGGGGATGGCAATGCCACGGTCACTCGGCGTCGAGGCACTATCCCCGACGATAAGGCACTTAACGCCCGTTTGTGTGTCAGCGAAAGCCTTCGTCCCTGCATTATACTTCTTCACAGAGACTATGAGGTTGCACTTGTAAAGCCCTACTTTATAATAGAAAAACTCGCCTACGCGGCGGTCCTCAAAAACGTATACGACGAGGTAGTTTTCATTTCTGTGAAGAATAAGGTCCCCGCACAAGACGCCACTGACAGTGGGCATCATGACGTCGCGCTCGTAGGGCTTACGCCCAACCGCGATCCCCTTGGGGCTCATGTAGAAGTGCGTACTGACGTTGCCGCCAGTGCGTATGATGGTGATCGGCTCACCGACTGCCTGTAGGGTCGCATCTACAGGAGACGTCATCTTAGAGCTCCTCCGGGTCGATATTCTGACCCACCGCATCGTCAGTGAGCCCTGCCTTGGCGACCACCTTCCCGAAGTAGTCTGAAGCGTTCATAAAGATCCCGGCCGTAACCGGACTGTTCCTTGCGGAGGCCAGGGAGTCTTCGAGGTCACGTATCATTTCGCGGACCTCTCTCGAGACCTGACCCATCCTGAGATCGCCTATGTCGAACTTTAAGAGGTACCGCTTCTGGACGTCCTTCAGGAAATGCAGCTCCATCGCTTGGATGAGGTACCTCTGCTTGAGCGTATAGTCAATGTCGGAAGACGTAGGGTTCTCAAAGCCGCAGAATCCCACGGCTATGTTGTACGCGCTCTCCACGTCGGCCGGCACGTACGTGGTTGCGCCGATGACGTTGGCACTGTCCAGGGCCAGCTGTTTGAGCTCTGCTAAGGTGTAGTACTTGGCGGCCATGGCTTCTCCTACTTATTCTTGCCGTCCTTGTTTTTGCTGCTCTTGATCATGTGAGCCGCCTGAGCGACAAGGACCTCTGCCGACGTCGCTTCCACGACTTCCGGGGGCTCCGGGAATGCATCCTCGACTTTATGCAGCACGTCTCCGGACGTGGTCATGGCCTTCTTCTCAAGGTCGATGTCCTCGTCTGCAACCGCGATGGCCGGCTCGATGAACTGGCAGATCTCCAGCCCGCCCCTTCTGTCCTTCTTTGTGGCCCAAGCCTCGAAAACCGAATAGTCTTTATCCGATACTTCGACGATGGCCCCTGGCATTTTACCTAAAATGTGGCAGTTAACCTTGATTGGGGTCGACATGTGTGGCTCCTTTTTGCTTGATATTACGGCTACTTAAACGCAATGCGGTCCGTGGAACATTCGAGCCCAGCAAGTGGCGTCGAAGCCTACTTACTGGGCTCGCAAGTTATTGATTCTTAGGCTACAACTTTTACAGTCATCCAGCCCGCTGCAGAAACGCGGGGTCCACCTGAGATACCAGCTCCGATCTCGAGAGTGTAGGGCGGCCTGTCGGCCTGGAAGTGGGTCCAGGTGTACCTGCCCGGTTCCGGCCTGAGCCAGTCTTTGCTCTTTACGATGGACGGGGTGGACACCCAGTTGTTGGCGCCGACCCTGTTTCTGGTCGCACCCTTGAGGACGAAGTAGTTGTCCGGCATGAAGTTTTTGTAAACCGTCACGCGGTCGCCCTTTCTCATGGCGTTGGTGATGCCAGCCACCAGGGTGATGGCGTTACCGGAGATAGAGTCGATGGTCGCCTCTTCCTCTTCGCCAGCGTAGGTGCGAAGGGTTATCTTCTCACCAGCGACGAACTCCGACGCGTTCTCAACGTCAAGGACGGTGTCGGAAGCCGCGGAATCAGCAGTCAACCTGGTCTCTTCGGCGTAAAGCCTGCTGTCGACGACACAGTCAATGCCGGTCAGGGTATTGAATATCCTCTTCCTGTCAGCGCCGAGACCAACAAGGACCGGAGACGCCTTGACCATGGCCTGGGTATCGGCAGCCTTGTAGAACTTCTCGAGTGTGACCACGTTCATATAGACAGTCTCAGGCTCGAGCCCCATCCTTCTCATGGCCTGGATGGCGCCAATTACGTCACTGATGGGAGTCGCGTTAGCCGCGGTCGCCCAAGTGCCGCCGGTGGTCCAGCCCGGGGTGCTGGTGACGTTCTTGTAGTGCTTGGCCGGGATCTTGGCGTTGTAGGTATAGTTCACGCCGTTGCGGGCCTCGGTGTAGGAGCCAAGGAGAACGACCTTGGAGGTCACCTTTTCTATGAGGTTGTTAAGCCTTATGTCGAGCATGTTCAGGGAAGCGCCGACGAGCTTTTCGCCCATACGCTGGCTGGGGTTGGCCGGGTCTATCGCTTCCTGGAGGACAGCTTCTCCGAAGAGAACGCCCTCTCTCCAGTGCCCTACGTTGTGCTCCTTTATGGAGTGGCCGGGAATCGAGATGCGTCTGTGGTCCGCATCCAGGTTCGTCGGGGTGGTGGTACCGAAGGCTCCGTTGTTGATCAGGTCGAAGAGCTTCGACTTGTCAACGAGCTTGAACGGAAGGAACGCGTCGGTAAGCATGAACGCATCCGTGTCAGGCTCGAACTCGTTTATGATGACGTCCATCACGGGCGCCTTAAATATATCCATCTCTTTTAATTTCAGAAGCTCATCACCAGTCATTTTTTCCTCCGATTATGTTTTAAAAAATAAAGCCCCGAGCCTTTCGGCCAGGGGCTTTCGCTACAAGTTATGTGTTATTGGTTACTGCTGGTCGACCAGCTTGAGCAGCTGGTTGTCAGCCTGCACAAAGTAGGTGGTGTTCTCGACAGAGCCCTTGACGAAGGCCCCATCGATGAAGCCGGCCGCAGGGACGTCATTGACGCCGTCCAGGGTGACGTCCTCAAGCACAACGACGGCGTTTTTGGAGAGTTGCGCGCCATCGGCAACGACCAGAAGATCCGAGGCCACGGGGGCAGTAGTCCAAGTGCCGGTGAAGGTCACGAGAGTTTCACCCGCGCCGCCGGAGCCAGCCGCGCCTATCGCACTTATGGCAAGGGCCGCACCAGTGTACATCCCGACAGCCGAGACATCGTAATAGCTGGCGCTGTCGCCAACCTTGAACTTGGCGGCCATCGCGTCAGGGACGTCGACAGTCGCGTTCGTGGTGTTCGTGGGGTTCGCTATAACGGCGTTGTTCATGAGGGGCACAGCCTTGTAAGGCGAGGCAGTCCTCCTGGCGAAAAGGGAGGGGCCCTTAATGGTCACGGGAACAGCGGCCGTGCCGGTCCTATTGCCCTCGATGGTGATGGCGATCGATCTGCCTCTCTCGCCTATCATGCACTCTTTCCCACCCTGGTTCGTGAATATCTTCGAAACTGACGGATACGGCATCTTTCTTCCTCCTTATTAAATGGGTTCGCTTAAAATCCGGTGAATCCGCTTACTTCCTGTCAGACTTGATCCTGCCAGAGATCTCCCTGGCTACGCCCTGCGCGTAGGCGACCTGCGCATCCCCGCTTACCGCATCCTTGGCTGCGCCCTGGCCGACGACTACGCCAGTGCCAGAGACATCCTTTTCCCAATCCTTGACTTCAGCCTCGAAAGCAGCGGAGAATGCCTTGAACGAATCACTGTTCGCCTCGAATTTGTCCCCGTCCTTCACGAAGCCGCGGTAATCAACCTGCTTTTTGACCTTGCCGAAGAGCCTGTCGGGAAGGCTGGATGCAGACAGTATCCTGTCCTGCTCCCTTTCAGCCGCAACACCAAGGAACTTCTCCTCGGCGAGCGCAGCCCTTTTCTCGTTCTCCCTGTTCGACGCCTCAAGGCCCGCGACCTTGGTCGTAAGCGCGGCGGCGCTGGCGTGAAGAGAGACATACTCAGACGAGGCCTTGAACGAATCAACGGCTTCGGTCTTGATGGCCTGCACGTAGTCAGGGTAAGACGCTTTGAGTTCCTGCAAATCCATAATCTTTTCCTCCTTGTTTATAACGCTGGTTGTTTTTCTGACGAAATGCCAGTTCTTATAAGTGGCCTCAAAAGTAGCGCCATAGAGCTCCTTCGACTCTGCTATCCACTCCTGCTCATCCCACTCGGCGTTCATGCTGAGGGCCTCACGCCGAGTTTTGAGATGCGACTTCAGCGAGGCGCTAAAGTCTTTGCCAGTCTTTGCGCCGTGTGCCTGCCCCCAGACCGTTGAAAGGATCTTCTTGTCCAACGTGTCCTGCGCGCTCACCTTATTGTCAGCGCTGGAAACTGCAGCGATAACGGCGGTGGCAGACCCAGGCGTGAGATCCTGCGCAGCCACGCTCACCACAAGGTCACCGTCGGCGCGCGAAGATCCCTTCGGTCCGCGCTTCATGAGCGAACTCCTGAACCCGCCGATCTTGTCTATAAGGCCTGCTTCGAGAGCATCCTTCCCAATGAAGATCCTTCCCTCAGCCATATCGCTGATGACCTTCTTAGTGCTGACCCCCCTGTTTCTGGCTACATCTCCAACGAACAACGAATAGAACTTATCGACAGACGCCTGAAGATATTCCTTGTCAGACTCAGATAAGGGGCCAGCCTCATTCCCAACCACCTTGTATTTGCCGGCGTATATGTACGTCTTCTTGACGCCGTAGGCCTCGTAGAATTTGGAGGCATCCATGTGCGCCATGTAAACACCTATACTCCCTACGCGTGCAGTGTCGGGCGCAATGATTCTGTCGGCAGCCGAGGCGATCCAATACGCGGCGCTCAGGGCATTCCCGTCGACATACGCAGTGATATGTTTCTTGCCGCGGGCCTCGTAGATATAGTCTGCGAGCTCCTTGGTGCCGTCTACGCTTCCACCCGGGCTGTCAATGTTCAACACGATGCTGTCGACCGACTTGTCGGCCAAGGCGGCCTCGATGTTGCCGATAATGTTCTCGGTAGATTCCCCGCCGTACAGCCACTGCATGAAGCTCATGCGCTTCTCGAGTGGACCGACGATCTGCACTATGGCCTTGCCGTCTTCAACCCTGTAGGGGCGCTTTGACGATCCCTCTGCGATATCCGCAGGGAGGGCGGCCTTCACCGACGCCAGACTTACCAGGTCGCTGGTGGTGCTGATAAGCGCACGCTGGATGCCCTCAAGGACGGAAGGCAATATAGCCCAGGCCCTACCCTCTACAAGATGCAACAGCTGCGTCTTTTGGACGGTTGCCATACTACCGAGATTCATTTCTTGCCTCCGCTATTGTCGTCCTTCTGGTCGTCTTGATTGCCGTTGTCCGTATTGTCATTCGACGTGTCGCCCTGGTTATTGTCGCTGTTATTGTCGTTGTTATCGCTATTGCCATCGTTATTGCCGTCATCATTGCTCCCGCCCTGCTTCTCGTTAAGGACGGCATCCCTGACGCCATACTGCTTTTCCTCGAGCGCCCTCTGCGCGCGCTGTCTCTCGAGGTCTCCTATCCCCATCTTCTCGGCGATCTTCTTGTCGCTGATTCCAAGGGAGCGCAGGCCAGAGTGCTTGCTACCAAGGTATGCACTGGCTTGGCCTTCCGGCTTTCCTTCGAAAGAAATCTCCGGGAAGGTAATCTCGACAAGTTCAATGGGCTCAACGTCCACTTGCGCGAACTTCGGAATACCTTCCCGGAATTCCTCAACCTCTTCCTTCTTGAATGTCGGGGCAAGTTTGCCAAACATGGAAGAGACGTGGAAACATGCACGGAACACTTCATAAACGAGGAAATTATGTAGCTTGTACTGTACGTTCTTGATCTCCATCTCGAGTGGAGAGCGAGATGCTCTGAGGGAGGCGTGGGTTGCACCGGCCGACTGCCCCTGGAACATGTCCTGCGGGCTCTTCATGCCAGCGCCGGCAACGTTCAGCAGGTCTTGGTTCTCCCCTTCAAGCTTGGAGAGCTGTGGAGACTGAACATCGTATTCCATGCCAGGAAGGAGGAATATCGTGGAGCCAGGGGATAGAGCACCTTCGAGCCCGGTGGCCTTCCTCTCTGCTTCCGTGAGGGACTTCCATAGGCCATACGCGATCCTGCCCTGTGGACTGTCGGAGAATTTGATTACGTTGGTATACGCGCATTGCGCCTTCTTATGGTCAAGCTGCCATTTAATGGCGTTCCAGTAAAGGTTGACTGCCTCAAGAACTGTGGATATGACCGACATGTCGCGCTTGTACTCATGAATGCCGGTAAGATTCTTCCAATGCAGGATGAACCTGTTGTACCCACCTATCTTCTTGAATTTCCCACCCGTCCCTCTGGAGCGCTCAGTCTTGGATTCAACGTAGCCTTCAACATCCTTGACGATAGGGAGCATCACGTCGGGGTTCAGGAGTATACTGACATCCGGGATCAGCTCACTGCTCTGTCTGTCGTAGTAATGTTCGTAGAAAAGGGTCTGAGTAACGTCATTGGGGTTTGTGAGTATCCCATCCTTGCTCGCGCCCTTGCCTATCCTGTCGGGCTCCAGAAGTCTGACGGTCGCACGCCCCTCTTCGTCAAATATGAGAAGGACGAAGAGCTCACCCTCTGCGAGCATCCTGATGAGCCAGCCGTTCAAGGCGGCGTAGAGCCTATTGCGATAGGAGTAGATGAAGTCTTTGAGCCAGGTACGTATCTCGAGGTTGGAGGAGTAGATCGAAAAGCCGTGGCCGGTGGTGTAGTCGGCCTTTGAATTGACCGCTGAACTTATCGGACCGAACCCGCGGTAGAGCTCCCAACACTTTTTCTGGAGCTCGCGCCAGTTCGCCGACTTGCCCTTCCCGTCCTTGACGGCAGCGCCGATTATCTCGGCCAGGGGGTTTTCTGCGAAGTAAACGTTGGCGACGTCTCTCGACGACTGCCAATTACTCGTGGCCATGAACTGAGAATAGGTCGGGTCCAACTTACAGATTTCCGCCCACTGCTCTGCCGAGAATACCGATTCAGGCCTATAATTCAAGTTCGCTCCGATAAGTAGATGACTTCAAGGTCTTGCTTGGGCTCGACTGGATCGTACAAATAGAACTCAAACCAGGCAATGGCGGCCTGGTTGTCTTCAAAACTGTAAGGGAATCCGTATCTTCCAATTAAGCGTGCCATACCCGCCCCTTAATTTAAGGCGGGATGAATTTTGCACCACTGCTTTCTTGGTGTGGAATAATCCGTAGACAATACTGACGCTTACGATGATAAGTTCATGCAGTCACATAACCTCTTTCCAGAACCACTTGGGAGGATTGATGGTTACCAGCCAGTACTCACTCCCGGATGGGGGAAGCGCGCGTGGCAGCACGTCCCTGTCGAGGTCGACTCTCTCGCTGTACCCGCACCTCTTCGTGGGGCAGTAAAAGTAAAAGTATTCGTCATTCCACCTCATGTGCCCGCTGCAGCGCGGGCAATTCATCTTCTTATTGGCGGCTATCCTCTCAAGAATCTCCCCCTGGTTCCGGTGAAGCCTGGCAAGTCTGAACTCCAACCACAACTCTTTGAGCTTCCTGTAAGATGGCATACACTCTCCGATTCTTTATTTTAAACACCTTCCCCAAATCTTCATGGGACATGGAGAAGTAATGCTTACCTATGTACGCAAGGGCCGTCTGTGCGGTGAGGCCGCTTAGCGGGCGGAACGCTTCCCTGATACCGGTAAGCATGAGATCCTTGTCGGGCACCCTCGATGTGAACTGGCGGTCCTCGTAAAAACCCGCGGCCTCCCACGGGGCCTGCACAAAGACGAGATAGGGATCGTCCGGGTAGTTCTCCAGCAACTTCGCAAGCTCCGCGCAGGGCTCCTTGCATTGCCCGTTCTTCTTGCAGTCCACACATGGTTCTTTTGCCAATTCACACCCCCTATCGTCCGTAATTACCGACCGTATCTTTGTTGACGATGGCCTGGATAATCCCACCGCCTGTTCGGCCGGCCGCCGCGACCATATCCTCGCCTGTCGCCCCGTATATCGCCCAGGCCAGCGAGTACACTACGTCATCCTGCACTCCGGCCTTCTTCTGCTTATCCGGAGACCCGAACCATCCGGTCTTTTCCGTGACACCCGGGATAAACGTAAACATGCGGAGTTCTTCTCTTAGAACATCATCTTTATTCGAGAACCCCTTGTAAATATTGCCGTTTTCGTCGGTATAGTACGGCACGACGGGGGACTTCAGGTGCCCCTGTTCAACAAGAGAGCTCAACCGGAAGAACACCGGCTTCTGCTTCGAGTAGGTCGGCGAGACAAACTCGGAAGCGAGAGCCTTGTCAGACACCCAGTCGTAAAAGTCCTCGCCTGAGTACGTCTCAACGACCACCTTGTCGATCCAACCGTACTTGTTGTGCCACTCGAGGAATTTATCAGCAAGGACCGGAAGCGTCGACTCGGTAGGAATGAAGATATCCAAGATAAAATACATACTTATCTCTTGAGAGAGCACTGCCCTGGCCACGCATGTCATGACGGTGCGGCCGGGGTTTCTGCTCATTCTGAGCGCCCTATCGAGCCCCACGGAAACCACGAAGTTGCAGTTGTACAGCTTCCCTATCTTGGCGAGGTCCTCAGCGGTAGCCGGCATCTTGTAGAGCGCGTTCACGCTCATAAGACGCTTCTCAACCACGGCTATTTGCGAATTAAGGCGCGACATTTCCGCAGGATCCTTTATGACCATGACGTTTCTCCGATGCTCGCACTCCATTATCTCCTTGAGGGCCACGTTTATCCGCGGATCGGGAGCATTGAACGCGCCATCGATACCGGCCACGCCTATCTCGCGCAAGGTGTCCGTGGTGAACAGGGAGCCGGCCGCATCCTCCCATCTGTTCCTGAAATACATCGAGAAAAGCTGCTCGGGAAGGGTCTGTCTGAAGTGATTGAGAGCTTCGGGGGTCATCTCAGGGTTGTAGTGCTTATCTGAGTAGTGGTGGAAGTAGAGCGCCGGATCTTCGCCCTTCGTGTACGTATTCCAGAGGCTATGAACGAGGTGCCCCGGACGCGCGACGGTGGTGTCTACAAGAACCATCGCGTTAGGGACGTTCCTGAGAGATGTCCAGAGGTCATAGAAGAATCGGGTGTCTTGGAGGTTATGGAGCTCGGTGAAGACCGCTCGGGTCGTGCCAGGCAAGAGGCCTACCGAGGTCGGGATCGCCTGCATGTAGTTGAAGAACTCCTTCGAGGCTGTCTTTAATGCGATATACTTCTCCTTGACATCAAGGCCGGGGGTGGCCGCAAGCTTCGGCGTGTGCTGAATGATCGCCTTGCAAAGGTCGTAGTGAGTGAACTTCGACTGATCCCTGGTATTTCCGGCAAGGGTTATGACTTCGGAGTAGCCGTTAAAGAAGAAGAAGAGCGTAAGTACGCAGACTAAAAGGGTATTGTGGACGACAGTAAAGTCCTCAAGCAGATGCAAGTGGTCGCCGTCGAGAACAACGCCATAATACTCCCCCTCGCCAAGGGACTCGATGCTCTTGATGCCGGTCCAGAGGATATCCTTCTTCTGTTGCCGCGGCGTGCACTTCTTTCTCGGGGTCAGGTTCGGGATGATGGAACAGTCTCCGGAGATGCCGAGGCAGTAG